AATGGCTTGACAGCTCCAAGCTGCGAGCCTTGGCCACGGCTTGGTCAAAAATGTTGAGCGAGCCGGTGCTGCCAATTGAAGATGTTTCACCCCGACCGCCAAGGCCAATCGTCACGCCGTTCTTTGCAGCCTCAAGCTGTTCTGCTGAAGGCGGGTTGCTTGCAACATATTGCAAGCCTTCTTGCTGACGCAGGGTGCCTGCCATTTGGAATGCACTCGCGCTCATGCGGTCAAGAACTTGGGCAAGCTGGCCAGCACCTTGAGCCGCCACCCGTGGGCCAATGTAGTCCACCGACTGCTGCTGGGCCTGCACCATGGGCACGCTGCCGACCGAGCGAATTTGCATTTGACCTGATTCGATTCGTTGGGTGGCCATGCTTATGTCACTTTCAAGTAATCAGTGCCAGCCTTGAGCAAGGTTGCATTGGCCAAGATGCCACCCGTCCTGCGAGCAGAAGCTCCAGCAAAATCAAGCTGGCCAGCCTGGCTGCGTGCGCTGTACAGGTTGAGCATGTTCTGGTAATCGGTGGATTGCAGCATGGCGCTGGCATCCTCAAAGCCCAATACCCTCGCGGTCAATGCGTTGAGGTCGGAGATCCCAACATCGCGCATTGTTGCGGCCACATTCTCGCGCTGCACAGCAGCCACAGAGCCCTCGCCCACCACCACGCCACTGGCAGCAGCCCGAGCTCGCATAGAGGCGTTGGTGGCACGCATGTTCTTGAGCAAGGTGTTGCCAGCGATCTGGTAGTTCTGCGCCTCAATCTCAGCCTTCTTGACCGTGCGGCCAGCTTGGATGGTGGCGTACTGCTCGCTCATGTCGGCACGCACCTCGGCCACCATCAGCGTGTCGCGTGCCTGTAGAAGATAGCTTGTCTGCTGGTTTATTGCCGCAGCCTTCTGCGCCTCGGCTGCGCCGTAGGCACCAATGACGGCTGCCGCACCCGCCATCTGGCCTGCATACGGATTCGCTGCTGGTGTTGTTGCCATATCTTATGTCCCTGAGAAAACAGCCACTCGGTAGTCCAGGCCAAGCAAGTTCATCTTGAGCGGCAGATCTTGGGACAGCTCAATAGACTGCTCGCGGCTGTAGCCAAGCACCCCATTGACGCGCTTGATTCCGGTGAACTCTGGCACGGGATCGTCAAGCAGCGGGTTGTCAAACAAACGAAACGCCACCGGCTGGTTGTTGATGATCAGGTTTTGGGTCTTGTTGACCACAGCGCTGATCTCGACAATGCGCTTCTTGAACGACACCCTGCTGCCGGTCTGTAGCTTGACCTCGGCAGGCATGGTCTTGACAAACACGCTGATGGGCAGGCCGACCTCAAAGCTGGTGGTGCTGGCCCTGTCAAAGGTTACCGAGCCGCCGCCGCTCACGGTCTCGTTGCCTTGCGGCGAGCCGTCTGTGATCACATTCAGCACCTTGGCCACATGCGGCAGGCCGCTGGCGCTGGCGGCTGCACCGCCGACAAAGGCACAGTCGGTGAAATACTCGTAGCCGAACAGCTCAATAAAGTACCGGTCAACGCTGTTGAATGTGCGCTTGGTCACCGCATAGATCGCGTTGACATCCACGCCCACATCAATGAACCGGCCATCGGTGGTGAACTCGCTGGGGCTGGTTACTTGCTGGCTGCGCATGATGCTGAAGGCTGCAATGCTGCCGTCATCGGTGTTGGTCATCAGCAACAGATCAGCCTCTTCAGTGCTGGATGCCTTGCGCAGGGCGACCCGCTGCGGCCCCTTGAGCAAGTGCCCGGACAGCAGCGAAATGCGCTGGGTGATGTAGGTCAACTGAGTGTCGTTAAAGATGAACTCGTTGAGCGACTTGCCTTGGCGCTGGATGTAGATCGAGCCAGAGTCCACCGACTGCACTCGGGTGCCAGGCTTGATGCCGTTGCGGCTCACATTTTTGAATGTGAAGGTCAGCGGGGTGACAGGATCAGACCCAGCCTGCGGAATGAAGAACTCGCCGCCAGTGCTGAACACTTGGAAGTCACGCCCAGAGATGATGTCGGTGATGACATTAAGGTCGTTGGTGTCCAGCGTGGCCTCGACCGCATCATCATCCAGCGACTCGCTCGGCACAAAGTCAAAGAACAGGCCGATCTTTGAGCCCCAGATTGTGGATGGCCGAGACTTGCTGCCGCCAAAGTAGAGCCTGCCTTCGTGGAAAGTCACTGTGCGCGGCCAGCCCTTGGTGCTCGACCAGACATCCACATACCCGTGCTCAAGCTCCCAGCGGCCTGCGTCAACGGCAGTTGTGTTGAAGAACGGGTACTCGGTCACCACCTCGACCACTGTTGAGGAGACATACCGCACAATCCTTGCGCGGCCCTGTGGCTGCACATTGATGTACTGGTTGACAGACAGAGCCGAAAAGGTGGTTGTGGTGTAGGTGCTTGTGCCGTCTGGCGTGACGGTAAAAGCCTCGCCCACCGTGGCCACCTTGGTGGTGCCGTTGTATGCCTCAATCAGCCTTGTTTGGCCAGAGCCTGTGCCGCCTGTGATGTTGACATACATGCCAACATAAATGCCATCAGTTGCACTAGCTGTTGACTTGAGCGTCACGGTCGTGCTGGTGCCTGCTTGCAGGGTGCCAGAGTCGTGATGGGTGGTGGAGGCCGTCAGCGTCACATTGCCCGACACGGCTGACGGGGTCAGGGTTGAGCTGCTATTGGTATGAAAATCAATATCAAAGGCGTGCTTTGGAATTGAGTCAAATGTGATTGATGTGGCCGTCCAAGCGGTGTCGCTGGTGCGGGTGATGCGCACAGGGTTTAAGTCAGGATGCACCACGATCAATGTATCGGCAGACTGAGTCCAGCACATATCGTCAACAATGTCGCTGCCGATTGTGGTGGTCAAGTAGCTGTTGCCGGTGCCATTGATGTTGGCCTGCACCACGCCATTTTTGATGACATGCATGCGGTTGTGGGTAAAGCACAACATGTAGCTGTCAGTAACTGAGAACTGAAAAGACACCAGCCGCACGCCATTGCCAGCGCTGGGGGTGCTGCTGTTTGGCAGCTCAAAGATGTGCTTGGTGCCTGGCCTGCGGCGCAAACCACCCTGGGGCTGGATCAGCACATTGGTGGCTTTGGCCAAGGCGTTGCCATATGCAGCCAGGTCTACCCGCGCACGCAGCAGCGGGTCAAGCTCGCCGGTTGCAAAGTTGGTGGTGAACTCGACAAAGCGTGGCATCAGTTCCTCACTGCAATCAGGCTGTAGTCTTCAATGACTCGCACGGGATTGTTCTGGCCATCGATCTGGGCAGCAGTGCGGAAGTAGCCGCCACGGCCATTCTCGCTGATGTCGCCGGTGGCCACTCGCTGCCACTTGTTGGCCTTGTCTTGCTGCTCGGTCACGGTCTCGGCGATGTGCCAAGCCACCATGTACTTGAGCAGCTGCACAAAGTATTGCGGCATTGCAAACTCTGGCACGCTATATTGGTAGTCGATGAAGACTTCTGGCTGGTTGGTCAAGAGCTTGTCGCCCTGGATCTCCCAGTCTTGCCGGGGCCGAGCACCTGGCTGCGCGGTCTCATAGACGGCGCGGGGGCTGGCGAGTCGGTCGCCGGGTAGTTGGTATTCGTACAGCCACACGCTGTTGGGGGCGGTGATCAGCTTGGCCAGCTGCACCTTCTTCATGCCAAACGTCCACGGGTACATGACCAGGGTGGAGTCGCGGATGTCGGGATACAGACGGTCGCAAACACTCGACTCATCTGTGCCGTCATTAAAAGACGATATTGCCTTTGCTCCAATCAGGAGAAGGGCATCAGAGCAGATCGATACACCAGTGTCACCAGCAGCCAAAGCAGTTCTCCTTAAACAAGCACCAAATTAAGCGCATAATGGCTTCTCATGATACTTTGGGGGTTTTATGAAAAGACATGGACACACAGTTGGCGGAAACAGAACAAAAGAATGGAGGACTTGGAACGCGATGATTCGCAGATGCAAGTACCCATCCATGCAGCGATATGCCAGATATGGTGGCATTGGTATCGCTGTATGTGATCGTTGGAATGTTTTTGAAAACTTTTTGCAAGACATGGGATTTGCTCCAAGCAATCAACACTCGCTTGGCCGCATCGACAATTCTAAAGGTTACGAGCCTGGAAATGTCAAATGGGAAACGCTGCACGAACAAAGCCGCAACAAAAGCAGCACGCGCATGCTGGTATTTGGCGGCAAAACAATGCCTCTCTGTGATTGGGCCTGCGAGACTGGTCTCAGCAGAACAACAATTACGCAGAGGATTGACTCTTACGGCTGGACGGTCGAACGCGCACTTACCACCCCCAAGCGTGGTCAAATTAAAAGCGGTTGATTCAGCAGCCATTTGAACCCCTCAATGTGAGAAAGGCCATCCTCCGAGAATCCCCAGAAGATGGCCCAGTTGACTGAACACCGATTAGTCGGTGTCAGTTGCGCTCACGGTAGTGCCGTCAGCAATGTCAACCACACCAGCCGAGGATACAGCATTGACATAAGTCAACACCAAACTTGGTGTAGTGGAGTCGTAGACAAAAATAATGTCACCCACATTTAACAGCGATGCGATGCTGTCAAAATAACTCACAGTGTTAACTGTGGCTTGAGTATCTGCTGTCTTATACAGATACATGTTGGGCGCGTTTCCAGACTTGGAAGCGCAAACGGTCACAAGACCAGTGCTAGAAAAAGCCATTTTGTGATCCTCCTATTAAGCCGCTGCCGCGGTGTCGCGTGCGGTGATTTTCACAATACCTTCACTATCGATGGCAATGGCAGTTGCCTTGACCCAGCTCCGGCTGGGTCTTTTTTGTACAACAGTCAATCGATATTGTTGCTTTGTGTACAAAAAGCCATACAATCGC